TGCAGGCTGTAAGGAATTGTGAGAAAGGCAAAATACCAGCAGTAATTGTGCATATAACAGGTCAACATCATAAAAACGATTATGTAATTTTAAAACTAAAAGACTTTGAAGATTTATTGGGGAGGATAAAAAAATGATAACAGCAAACGATGTTTTAAACAAACTATTTCAAAAGGCAGATAAAAATAGTTGTCTGTATTGTAGCAATCTGAGAATTCACAAAAACGAAGTATGGTGCAAACATGGACTTATCAACAGGTTCAATATTCTTGATATTCAAGCTGTTAGGAAAATATCAAACAAGATTAAAAAACATAATGATTGCTCATTTAATGATAGTGTTTATGAGCATCTCAACAATAAATAAAATAGGAGGTATAACTATGCAATCAATAGCATTAAGAGGAATTTATGACACATTTGAATCTATTCAAAAAATGAGAATTGCGGCAGAAAACAGACTAAGAGCAATTATCCAAAACTATGATGAAAACCACAGAGAAAGACAAATAGCAATGGAACATGTTAAAAGAATTAAAGAGTTTGAAAGAATTATTGAAAAGCAAGCAGAAGAAGTATTAGAAAACGATATTGTTTACAACGAGTTTCTATTAAAAGTAAATGGCATCAATATTAGAACTTCTTTAAGACTGCTATCGTTAGGGCTTGATATTGAAAGAGAGCTTTCTGATTGGTATGCATACTTTGGATTAGTCCCTATCTATTGGGCTTGTGAATGTGAGCATGGACATAAAATACTATTACCATCTGACCCATTTAAAACAGGTGCTACTTGTATAATGTCAAAAAAAGCACACGAAGAAGAAGACTTATCGGAAGATATAGATGGCGAGTTAACAGTGATTAAAAGAGTAACAATGGAACGCTGTGGTGGTAAAATTGTAAAAGCAGAGCCTATGCCACCAAAAAGAATAAAAGGTTACTTTTGTTTCTGGAATAAAAAAGCAAAGAAAACAGCTTATATTGTTACAGAATATTGGGTTAAAAACCCTAACAAGAGTTTCTATGGGAAGATTTTTAAAGAAGAAAGGGAAAAGCTAATGAATAGACCTGATGCAAAAGATAAATACTACAAGATTATGAAAAAGGATGGCAAAAAAACAAAAGTGGCAACAAGGAGAGCAACTCTATCAGCAAGAAGAAAAGCCTTTAAGATATTTCTTGCACATATGTATCAGTCATGGAGAGAGTTGCTTGGTATGGGATATAGAATGCCGTATGCATTTGAATATCTTAAGCATGATGATTTCATAGACTGGAAAGATGTCTTAAAGATAGAAGAAACATTAAGAAGTAAGAAAAGCAAAAAGAAAGTAGCATAGTTAGATTTGTAGAGCAACATGTAGTCGGAATGAGTTAAAAACCTGAAGCAACAAGCAAAAGGAATGAGATATGTTCTGTAAAGCAACAGAGAAAATAAACGAATTAAAATATTAGTTAAATTTTTCAAGCGCCAATGTTTATGAATGAGTTAGATTTGAAAAGTAACAAACTAAAAAAATGAGTTAATAAGTTCGAGCAACATATGGAAAGAATGAGTTATTAATGAAAAGCAACATTTGATTAGAATGAGTTGAGGTCTGCAAGCAACAGCAAATCAGAATGAGTTATTGATGACAAGCAACATAGTTCTAAAATGAGTTATACGGAATAAGTAACTTGTTGCCAAATGAGTTAAATAAGGAAAGTAACATAAACTCGAAATGAATTAAAAAGGCTAAGTATCATAATAAAATAATGAGTTAAGGAAAGCGAGTAATAATTCTTGAGAATGAGTTAATAGTTACAAATATCTTAAAAACTGAATGAGTTGTTTTCTAAAAGCAACATTGGGGTTAAATGAGTTGGAAAATGCAAGTAACATTTTTCGCTGAATGAATTAAACAATATAAGTAACAAGAAATTATAATGAGTTATATCAACAAAGTAACCTAATTTTTTAATGAGTTAAGATGTTAAGTAACAAATTGTAATAATGAGTTATAATAGAAAAGCAACAAGGAGGAGTAAATGAGTTATGCAACAAAAGTAACATTGATTTGCAATGAGTTAATCTTAATAAGTAACAAGATTGAAGAATGAGTTATCTTAATTTAGCAACAGAACTAAAAAATGAGTTAATTAAAACAAGTGACAGTGGGGTTGAATGAGTTAAGGTGGGGAAGTAACATAAGGTTTGAATGCTAAACAAAGATTAACTCATTTTTAGTAATAGTTAACATTGTATAAGCAAGCCTGTTCTTTTCTTCAGGCAGGCTTGCTATACACAAAGAAATATCAGGATTTAAATATTTCATGCTGGTTACAATCCCGCAATATATATTTGGTGAATACCATCTCTTATTTAATTTACCTTTCCACATTATCCATTTTCTTGCTAAATCTTCCTGTAAACAAAAATTAAAATTACTGCTTACCCAAACCTTGATTAAATATTTAAAGAATGTTGTTTTATGTAAAGTAGCTCCTGAAATAGTAGGCAATGAATACATTTTTAGCAATTGCTTTTTGCCTCCAAATTTATCTGTTATTTCTCCTCTTATACTGTCTATAAGAGTTTTAATTTCTTTATAAGTAATTATACCTTTGTTGTTACAAACATTTTCCATAACATTAAAAATAACATATAATTCAAAAGGAAATTTATATCTTTCTGTAACCCCTTTAAATGGTATATTCTTGTTAAATAGTGATGTTTCTATATAATCAGCATACATTGGAGTTTCATAAACAATACATGCTAAATCAAATTGTTTTGCATACAAATAGTTCAAAGCCTTATCTAAACTATTAAAGCTAGATACTTTTCCAAATGCATTATTTGGCTTAATATTATAAGGAACTTTAAGTAAATCTTTAACTTGTGTAAAATAATTATACATATTAGCTGGAATTTGTAGTGAAGCATTTAAATCTATTGTTTCATTAAAATTTATATCATTGCAATTAGAATATAAAATAGAATATCTATACGGGTCTCCTATATAATATATCTTTTCTGGAATAATACATTTGTCAATAGCTTCATACAATAGTTTGTATCCATCTTCATATCCAAGTATAAATAAATTTTTAACAGTAGTTTTTATATTTCTGTCCATGCATTCCTTTATAACATCAAATCCCGTTGTTATGTTCAATTTGGTGAAAGCATTTTTAAATGTCTCATATTGTTCTGGTGTTATATAGTTCCATAATGGGTTTTCTTTATACATATTATTATTCATATTAGCTTTTTCTGTAAGTAGGGTTCTTACGCATCTCCATATAATTAAATCTCTTTCAAAACCTTTCTTATCATTAAATAAATATGGTTGTTTTTTTAATTGATTACAAATATCATGGGTTTGACAGTAATGTTTTTTTATAAGACTTGCAAAAAACTTCTCTGGAAAATCAACTGGAATATTTTTAATTCCATATCTGATAAGATTTAACAACATTAAATGCTTGGCAATTTTACTGAATACAAATATTGCAGATTTAGGTTCATCTTTACATTTTTCTGCAATCCATGAAAAGCTTGCATTATGGCTATCAATGACTTTTATTTTTACCATTTATCCTCCTTGTAGCTTGTATTGAGCGTATCTTAAATAAGCAAACTTGACAATATTTAGCATATTTAAATTTAGCATAAAAAACTCTATTGCAATATTCACAAACTTTTTTATAATATCTTTCTCCCTTTTTGCTACATTCCGAACAGAGATACTGGTTAGATTTGTATTTTATAAATGTTTCACCACATGTTAAACATTTGCCTTCTTCTGTATGATTTCTTATTTTACTCTTTTTTATTATTTGTTTATCTGGAATAAATACTACATTGCCACATATTATACAATGCCAGTATAAAAGATGACCATATCCATCAAGAAACATAGAAGAACTACACTTTTTACAAATTACAAAAGTGGATTGTAAGGCTTCAGCTCTATCTTGCATATATCCTCCAATATATAATTCAGTAACTTTAAATCTTGACTGCTCATGAAAGTTTCTGGCGGGAAATCATAACCTTGTTGTCTGCATATCATTGATAAGTAAACAGATTTTTTTATTCCATAGCCTTTTTTACCTGATAATATTTCAATTAACAACGATGGTGGGATTCCTGTTATGTAGGATAACTGATGCAGTTGAATAGTTCTGCCCTGCTTATCTTTCAATAAAGGGTTTAATTGCATCATATATCCCTATTGCTTTTAACAGTTGATTATTTTTTTCTACATTAACAGGAATATCAGAACTTTTTGGTAGTTTATGGTAAGCAAATCTTCTCCAGCACTCAACTGCTATGGCGGAGGCAATAACTCTATCATCATGTTTTCCGCTTTCAGCTCCAAGATAAGAACCATCTCTAATAAAGAAACTCATTTCTTCAACTAAATCTTTACTCTTTATCTCTAACATGTTCATTTCAAATAAACTTTTAAACTGTCCCATAACAGCTTCTTTTGTATCAGCAGTTGTTTGCCAGTGCCTTACATAGGTTCTATTTAAACTATCAGCTCTGTAATATAGATATTCTTTTATATTTCTTATATTGGATTTTATTTGCTCTATGTTTATATCTTTACTATCAAAATTCCATACAATTTCTCCAATATCATAAGCGTTTCTTTTTAGGTTATCCATTTCTTTTATTACCATTCTCCCCGGTCCCTGAACTTCTATATTCACATAGGCATTTTTATAGAAGCATGCAAAGAATAAAATAAGCTTAGCAAATTCTATAACACCAAGAGAATTATCAGAATATTCTGCAACCTGAACTACCTTATCTCTATATCCTTTCCATATAGATATTACAGCATTATCGCTTTGAGCAGATGAACCATAACTTGGGTCTGCACCAATAAAATAATTTTCATTTTCTTTTGGATATTCAAATATTTTTAAGTTATGGTCAAATTCAGTTCCTTTGTCTATATATATTCCATTAGCATTAGCAAACACATTAAAGTAATGTGCAGATAATTTCTTTTTCATTAATTCAGTTAACTTTTCAGAACTGAAATATCTATATCCTGATAATCTAAATGCTTCATCTTCCCACCACGGCAACTCTTGTAAAGCATAATTTAAATCTCCTGCAAATGTAGTAGCAACTTCTTTCCTAAACCATGCAAGTTGATCCATGCTAATGTCAAAGTTATATAACTCTTTCACCAACTTAATTTTATTTTTTTCTTCTCTTGTTGGAGGATAACCGTATTCCTGAAATAATGGGTTGTTTTTTCTAATTCTATAATCATCTCTCATATACCAGCCTGTAAATATTGTTTTCTGTGAAGGGTTCTTTTTAGCCTCCCTCCATCTATCATAAAAAGAATTAAAGCCATTTGCTGTGCTTTCAAGTATGCACCATCTTGCTGGATTAGTTTTACTTAATGAAACCATAAGAGATTTTAATACCTCATCATTAGGGTCATTGACAGAATAAAACGCTGCCTCTGTTGCATGCAGGCATGTAAGAGCTTGTGAGCGTGCAACTGTTTGTCTTGAACTTTCACGGGAAGATACATGCATAAACTGTATTTCTGAACCATTAGCAAAATGCATCATTTCTCTGTTATCAATAAGACAACCTACTTTCATATTTCTTGGAAGAGTTAAATACATACTCCTAATTATTTCTCTTAGCTTTGGTCTTGCTTCATAACTATGACATAAAAAACCGAGTTTAATACCTTTAATCCCCATTACCCAAAATAAATCAAGAGCATGCAATACGGTTGTTATTCCAAGTTGTCTGCCTTTAAGAATAAGGAATTCTCTTATTTCTGAATTTTTTTCTATTTCTGTAAAAATTTGGTTGATAACATATTTTTGACTATTAAACCAAGTAGATGGAGAAAAAGAAGTTAATCCCTTTTCCTTTGATACAATTTTAAGAGATTCAGCCCATTTATAGAAGTTAGATAAAACCGATGGCACCTCTATCTCTCCTTTCAATCTTTACTTCTCTGTTATTGAATAACAACTTTGCTAATTTCCTGATAGCTGGTAAATCTTCGCATACATTAATTAAAGCATAAAGAAGAATAAATTTTGCATTTTCTGACATATTAAGAAAGTGAATTACCCATTCATGTTTAAATCTTTCAACTGGTGTAGTATGTGGTATTCTTATATTCTGTAAAATAAAATCAAATAGTTTTACTACCATACCATTACCTTTAAGACATAGCAACATATAAAAGAATTCTTTGAATGCCTGTTTATCAAAATAGTGGAGTTTCAGATATACAAACTGCCCCCATAGTTCTTCAGCCATTGCATCAGAAACATTACATAATTGAGCTATACCATATGCATATTCTGGAATTTTCATCTTTTTCTCAGGAACAGTATTTGCCCTGCAATACTAATTCCAAAGAAAATAAGTGAATATAGAAGGCTTTTTTCTGAATAAAAGAGAGTTACTATGAATATAAACAAATTACAAGCAAGAGTTATTATCCATGCCAACAATCCACTTACTAGCAAAAAGTTGATAAATCCAATTTTTGCTGGTGTTACTTTTACTTCAGGTTTTGTTTCAATCTTCTTCTTCATTTAAAACCTCCTCTAATGTAGTTACATTGCTCAAATCTTCAATGTCAAGATTAAGCAAATCGCTTATTTCATTATTTTTAACTTTATCATTTATTTTAACCAAATCTTTTATTTCTTTAATAGCTAACAAGGGAGCTTTTAATTCTTCAAAGTCAACAGGCTTTTTCTTTATTCTTGCGTCGTATATTTCATCAAGCACATTTAAAGCAAGTGAGTTTAATTTAGTTAATAATTCTTTAAAAACATCTCTATCTTTATTCTTCGCCCGCATGTCTCCTCCTGTATTCTCTGTATCCTTTGTTTATAATGTTATTTAATGCAGAATCAACATATTTCCTGAACTTTGGATGATAACTGATAGCAGTGCCTTCAAAATCTTGTAAAATCTTTTTTTCTAATTCACTTCTTGTTAATGTTCCTCCTACTACTTTATTTATATCTGATTTGTAATTATTTTTTAAATCTTCCATTATAACAGAGGTCATCATTGTATCAAACCATGTTTTTGGATTATCTGATTGTAACTTTATAGGAACTTTAACTGCTTTAACTTTCCTGGTAACTGCATCCATTTCTTTGTATGCTTTTTCAAGTATTACTTTAGCCTCTTCAGGAGTAACCTTTTTTCTCATTTCCATTCTGTAATATTTTGACAATTCCATACTGGCTTGATATTTCATGCCAGTTTGATACAATGTGGCTATTAATCCAGCTGGCACTTTTTCTCCAGCTTCTGTAAATGTAACATTTCTGTTAAATACAAATGATACAGAAGATGCAACTATTGGCATAGGTAAAGCACCAATTATATCCAGCCCTTCTCCTCTTTCCATTGATTTATACATCTCAAAAAGAGAATTCATTATAGGACCTTTTTTGTGTGATAAATGTTTCTCCCATTTGCCAGTAGCATCATTTATAGCTTCCTTAAGAGATTTATTGGTTGTGTAATATTCATATAGAAAATCATGTAAAGCAACAAATCCCAAAAATTCCAAACCTTCTATCTCAAATCCAAGCAAATTAATATAACTTCTTTTATATTTTCCTGTTGCAGGGTCTATTGCAACAAAAGGAACTTTAAATAAATCTAACCAATTTTTGCTTTCTTTAAACCTTTCCCATGTTGTTTTGCCTGTTAATTGCCATGATAATTCGTTTGCTAACGCATAGTGTAATAAGAATATTCTTCTAAAAAACTCTGAAAATAATTCATGTCCAGCAACAGAACCAGTTAAATGTCTAATCATTGTTAAATACCAGTCTGGTGCAAATAATAAAAATCTTACCGCCTCTCTTGCACTATGTCTCATAAATAACCATTCATAATTGCCACCAAAAGCACTTCCAAGTTTATCCAAAAAACTTTCTGCAACTTCTTTTGTAATTTTTCCTTTTTCTAATTCTGCCAGTATATTTCTTGCAGACATACATTTAAGTGTATAAAACAATCTATCCCATAGCTTTTTATCAAATTCTGAACTCAATTTTATAAGTCCGATTTTTTGTGTAAGTTTAAGTATTGGATTAAGTTTTTCTTGTAACAGTAGTCTTTGTATTTGTTCCCTTATATCATCAAAACTTGCAACAAAGAAAGTAGATTTAATATCGTATTTCCTTGTAAGTTCAATAATTTCTCTTTGCATTGGCAATACATGTTCTTTAAACCAAGCATCAGACCTAAACACACTTTCCCATGCTTTGGCTAATTCTTTATATCTGCCTGTTCCTATTGCCGCTGTTGTTAACGCTTTATAGTGAATAATTCCAAACAACATTTGTATTCTTTTTAAGATAGTGTTAGCGGAAGATAATCTACCAAAGATATTTTTAGATGGGTCAAATATCATTATTTTCCCAGCAAATAATGGCTTAATAGAATGACCTATTAGTTCGTATATATCTCTATGAACATAAACCCCCAATTCTGGAAAATGTCCAATTAACTTTTGAGAATGTAAAGATTTAAATAATTGTTGCGCATTTTCTTCAGTTAATCCATTAAGTCTTGCAAGTTCTTTAATCATATCTTTTTCAGATTTTGCCGCATAAGGAACTAAATATTTTCTTGGCAATCCAGTTTTTTCGCCTACAAAGCCTTTTAATTCTGTTTCAATTGTTTTGCCTTCTGATATCCATTTAGTGAATAATTTTTTTAATTTATCAATTGCAATTGGAATAGTATAAGCATTAGTAACAATATCTGCAAAATCTCTATGAGACTTATAAACAATTCTAAAGCCTTCTTCAGCCCCTTCTTCACCAGTCTTAAACAATATATCATCAGCATATTTGGATATCAATGTAGAATATCTTCTTTCTTTTAAATACTTTGCTATATTTTCTACATGGTTAGTAAATGAGCTTAATGCTTCTGATGTAATTCTTTCAATTTGATATTCAAATGGTGAAGTAATTGTATCAGCTTCTTTTAATCCAATCTTCGCTGGTAATCCAATTCTTGGGTAATACATATTGTGCAATGCATCAATGTTAGCTTTTATGTTTTTAGGCATTATTTTAGGCAAAAGATTTTTTATTTTATCAAGATTTCTTAATGTTAAATCTCTTTCCTGTTGCTTAAGCAATCCTTTTTTAACTATACCAAGCTTACTTATAGTTTTTGCAGTTTTACTAATTTCTCTTTTTAATGCCATTAAATGTTTTTGTAATGGTAATAGTTCTTTAGCTTTCTCTTTTTCTGCTTTAATTAAATCTTTTAATTGTTTCTTTAAAAAGCTTGCCCTTTCTTTTCCTGCTTCTGATACATCTTTGAGAGCTTCTTTTAACTGTTTCCTTGCTTTAACAATATTTGCAGACTTGTATATAGCTTTTGTTGGCATATAAAGCTCAAAATATGTATCTATTTGTTTTATGGCATTTTTTAGATGAGAAATAACAACTTCTTTTTCTGCTGTTTTGGTAATAACTCCTATTTTTGAAATTGCTTGTTTAATTTCTTCTGTTATTGGTGTTACTCTTATTTTATCTGGAAATTCTCTCGCAATTTTTTGAAAATCTAATATAGTTTTATTTAACACTTCACTTATCTTTTGGGTCTCTTTTATTTCAGAAATTCTAACTCTTCCAAGTTGTTTCAATGTTTTTCTGAGTTCTGAAATAATTGTATTAACTTCTTTTGTGTTGTCTAATAATTTTTTGTTCTTTAATTCTTCTAATGCTTTAATTAATTGTCTTGTATCTTTTAATTCTTCTTTAAAGACATCTGCTGTAATCTTTTCTCCTTTTGCAATTGCAGTAGTTATTGTTTCAAGAGACTTAATTTTGTTTGAAATTCTATATTGTATTTCTGCTACATCTCTATTCAGTTGCCCTAAAAATCTTGGGTCTATTTTATCTGCAATCAAATTATAATATGCTTCAGTGCTATGTTTATATAAATTATCATATTTACTTAATGTTGGATATTTCTCAAGTATTGATTTAGCTAATGGCTCTATTTCTGGTATTTTTGCCAACTCAAATAAGAAATGAGGTTCTGTGCTGTATTCATGAAATGGGGTAGTTTTTATTTTTTTTAAAACTGCTAATGCTTTATCTGATGGTAAATCTGGTATAAGATTTGGATTTCTGATTATTTCTTGTTCTATTACGGTAATTAGCTTTCTAATATCTTCAGGATTTCTAACAAACTTCTTAACTTCTTCTTCTGCTTTTCTTCTTATATAAGTGCTAATATTCATAACATCCAGCAACTCTTTATGAACATCTTTTATATCAGCTGGTTTTGCATTGCCTCCATGAAAAAGCCAGTTATAAGCTTTTATAGATTTATCTGCAATTTTTTGTTTTACTGCTTCTGGAGTAACAGCCTTAACAGTTTTAACAGCATACTTACCACCTTTTGCTATACCATAACCTAATGCTTGTGCAGCTATAGCTCCTTTAATAGCTTCTTCCGGCTTTTGTCCCAGTATTAAAGAACTTGTAGCTAATCCTAATGTTTCACCAGTTACTCTTGAACCTTTAACAATTAAGTCTGCAAGCTTTGTGGCATTCTGGAGCATTTTAGCTCCTCTGGCAGCGGTAACAACTGCTCCACCAAGACCACCAAAAATAAAACTTCCACCAGCCATTGAAAGTAAATCTAATCCTACTGATAAAGCTAAACGACCAACGGAGAATTTATGTTCAGTTTCTTTTTCTTTTATTGGGGTAGCATATTTTTCTGGCTTAAACCATTCAGGTATGTCAGCAATTTTTACATCATCACTCTTTTTTACTCTAAATACATCAATTTGTTTTGGTGAAAATATATCTGCCATTTACAATCCTAAAATGGGAAAATTGATGATTTTTCTTTTTTAGTTTCTCCACCCGCTCTCTCTGGAGGAATTAAACCTCCAGCTATCTCTTCATATAGCTTTTCAAACCTATCTTCGCTTGGTTTAATTCCGCTTGATATAAAAGCTGACATTAGCAAGTGTGCTAATTGTTCTCTGGTCAGACTAGAAGTATCAATCTTTGACAAAAGTTTAAAAAATGTGTCTTTAACTTCTTTTCTTAACCTGTCTTCATAACTGTCTTCTTTAGCTAATCTTGCTTTTTGAATTTCTTCTGTAGCTTTGTGATGCCTAACATCTTCAGCAAATTTTAATTCCTCAAGTCTTAATTTCCCAAATTTATACAAAAAATCTATTGTTTTGTTAAAAGATTTATCTATTTCTTGCAACATTTTTTCTTCCTGATTAATCCTATCGCTATATGTTTTAATTTGTTTTTCAAGTTGTATTGAAGTTATCTTAGCAGAACTTTCAATCTTTTGCAATTCTATTTTAGCTATTTCCAGTTCATTTTGTTTCTTTTCTTTAGCATACTCATAATCAATTTTCCATTGGTCTAATAGTTTCTGGTAAGTTTCTAAATCATTTTTTTTGATAGCATCCATCATTGAGTTAAAATAAAAGTAATTATATCCTGCAAATTTATCCTTTCTAAATACAGTTGCAATGCCAACAATAGCTGGAACAAGTATTTTTGTAATAGCTTGAGCAAGATTTTTAGGTCTTTCAACATCTTCAAACTTTGGTGGAGCTGGTAATTCCTTTTTAGCTATTTCCTGTATTCCAGATATTGCTTTATCAACATCTTTTTTGTAGTTTTCTAAAAATTCATCCTGTTTCTTAAGTGTTTCATTTAGTGCTTTTTGAATTTCTTCAATCATTTTCAGGTGAGGTTCTCTTGCTTTTTCCTTTTCTTCTTCTGCTTTTTTAAATTCTTCAGCAAATTGCTCTGCCACAGATGTAGGTTGTTTTACTTTCTCTTCTGGTCTGTATCCATAAGGAGCTTCAGCATTTGGTTTAACTTTTTTTATTTTTTGTGGTTTTTGAGCTTCTTCTATTTTTATTTCTTTACCTTTTCTTTCTGCTAACCATTGTTTATAATCCATCCAGCCAGAATATGGTGATGGAGTTACTCCTTTTATACCCGCACCTTTCAGATAATTTCTTATACTCTGGTCTATTAATGCGGCTTTTTTTTGTCTTTCTATATCAGAAATTGTTACTCCTTGCCCAGTTGCAGGATTATATGTTTCATATTGCACGACAGACTGTTCAGAAGTTCCCATATTAATACCTCCTTGCTAACTCATACCCTTCTTGTATCAAAGAAGTATATGGTTTTATAACATTTTCTATCTCCGTATCTTGATAACCAAGTCCTTTTAGAAAATCTTTTGTTTGTTGTATAAATTGCATTCCACTTTCATAGCTTGGTTGATAATATTTTAAAATATCACTTGCACCTCTTCTTGATGGCGATTCTTTTGCCCACTTGTAAGCACCAGCCATTCTTAATGCTTGAGACACTTCTGGGGTTATTGCAGAATATTGAGATATAGCTTGTGATTTAGACTGTTCTATTGGTTGCAATTTTTGTTGTTTTAATTGTTCAAAGGCTTGTTTTGTTTTTTCTGCATATGGATTATACTGCAAACTTCCAATAGCATTCATAAGAGCAGTTTGCAATGATTGTAATCTCTTTGTTTGTTCTGTTTCTATATTAGAGATAGCTTGTTTTTCATATTCACCAAATTTGGATTGCAATGATGATAAAAATGGGGTTATATCAGCTGAGGGTCTTTGCTGTATTTCTCTTGTAAATTTACTTATCCATGGTTCTTTTACTTTTCTCTTTTTTCCACCCATAATCCCTCCTGTATTATACAAAGCCAATAGTATTATCCCCTAAAGTTGGTGTGCCTAAATTGCCTTTATCCATTTGATAAGCATTAGTTGTTGTAACAACTGGTGTTTGAGATGTGCTTTTGCCTAATTCCCCTAATTTCCCAAATGCGCTTGTTAAGTTTCCATAAGCTTGTCCTTGAGCCTGTCCCATCATTGCTGAATAAGACTGAGATTGTGCATAAGCATTAGCTTCTGCAATCTTGCCTTGTAACTCCAGTTGAGCTTTTTGCATTAAGCTAGTTCTATAACTATCTGATAATCCTGTCATTGATAAAGCATCTGATAGTTGTTTTTGTAATAAATTTCCCATATTGATTAGATAAGCTGTTTGTAACTCTCTAAATGCTGATTGAGCTATTGTAGAATTAGATAATCCCATAGCCGCCAATCTTTGCTGTAATACAGTTGATTGCTTATTCCACCACTCATCTAACATGGCTTGATATTGTGGAGTTAGTCTTCCCTGTTGATATAAAGTTAATGCTTGTTGAATGTTAGCTCTTGCTGTATCAGATAGTTCTTTATTAGCCTCAATAGCTTGATTAATCTTATTTAAATCTTCTTTCGGTAATTCAATCCTTGGAATGCTAATTTTTGGTGGAGAAAAAGCTTTAATAACACTTGCAGCGCTACCTACTAAAGAACCTACTGCCGCTATTGCCTGCCATGTTGCCGCCCCCCATCCCATAATTACACCTCCATCATATAAAATTTTTTCAGTCTTGTTTTGTAATATACCATTGCTTTAGCTCCTAATGCTTTAGCATGTTTTTTAAAGAAATCTTTATAAATCATATCTATTTTACCACATACAAGAAATGGAAATATAACATCACCTCTTATCTGCCTTCTCATTAAAACTAAAGCTCCATCTAAAAAATCATTAGTTTCTATAAGTTTTTTTGCATCATCAAAATTACAGAATGCATAAAAACATACAGCCCATTCACCATTCCTTGATGCAATTAAATAATTACCTCTTTCATAAGCCCATGCTATCATACTGCATTGTTCAGATACTTGCCAATAATTATCCTGTCCACAAAGAGAAAAACATAAATCAAAGATTTGACTTAATAACATCTATTGCTCTCCATAAAGTATTATGTATATCTTTTTCTAATTTCAAGAAATTTTCTACATCTAAATCATATACAAAACTTGGATAATTTCTTGGAAAAGTAAATACAGGAACAGTTAATACATTGCCTATTTTGTTTAAAAAATCATAAAACAACTGGTGTTGCTTCCAGTTGACTGTGAAAAAATCTATAACTGATTGTTTATTATTTGGGTCAAATGGAGGTAATTGATAATAAGTAACAGTTAAATCAATATTTTTAGCTTTAGCAAATGCATTAATCCAATTTGCCATTTCTTGATGTTCATTTGAGTGATTTTTATTGTATACATACCAGAATTTGTCATCAAGTTTGTCTTCTATAATAGGCAATAAGCTATACATATCTTGCCCCTTGACTGCCTTTAATTCTTATGCTTATTATTTCTGAATAACTTTTGTCAGATTGCACCAGTTCAATTTGAAATTGTTTTACTCTCATTGCATAAGGTAAAGTAGTAGATGGTTTTAATACTGCTAACCAGAAATCTTGTTGATGTGTAATTTGTATTAAATCATTACCAGATACTTGAAATATAATATTATCCTGTTGCCCTGCAAATACCAATACTATAAATTCTTGTAAATAGTTAAAATTGCCTCTACCATAGAGAATTATATTTTTAATATTGTAATAAATGTTTTCAAGATTGAAAAAAATTTTTGATTTTACATGCAATGGTAAATAATCATTGCTTGCAAACATTTTATATATTTTCGTTCCATTAATAAACCATGCATTTTCAAGATTGTTAGACATAACTTTAGCATCAATATTTAATGCATACCATTTATTAGTAAGAAGATTATAGCAGTAAATAGCATTAACATTATTGTTAATAAAAGATTTGCAAGAAATAGCTATATAAGGAATTTGCTTATAGGAAAAGAAACATATCCCAGATATTGTATTGGTTATATTTGTTATAGCATCATCAATCTTTTGTGGTGCAGTTGCAGTAATTTTATATATCCCGAATGGAGAATGAAAGTAAACAGTATGCTCATTCACCACATAATTTCTTATTCCTGTTATACCTATATCTTTAACTACTTCAGCAATATACCAATTCATAGGGTCGTTAGAAATTGTTGTTCCAATTAAAGATACTATGCTTCTATCAGTAAAAATATAAATGCTATCTTCTTTAGGAATAAGTGCTAAAATTTGAGCAAATACAGAAACAGTTAAAGTTATAGCACCTGCGCCATTAGCAGTATTAAAAGGATTGGTAGCTCCTGTTGCATCAGGATTAGGGACAGAAAAAGTAATTACTCTATTTTTTCCTATAAATATTCTACCTTTCCAGTAACAAATTGCATCACCAGTTACTCCATTAGAAGTTAAATTATAAATAGTTGTTCCGTTAAAAGTAATAAGAAAACTGTTTTTAGCAGTTATCCAGATATACTGGTTATCCTGAATAGCATAATCAACTTTAGTAACATTAGTAGCAAAGTTAGCAATTTCAGTAAAAGTTGATGAATATATTCTTAAATAGCTACCATCAAGGATACAAAAATATTGACTACTACCAAGAACAAATGTAAAGAAATCAGCTATATTTGCAGTATGAGTATAAACAGTATTTGCATCTGGGACATTTTCAATAGCGCCAGTTAGTTTTGGCAATCCACTTATCCATGTTGCAGTATCTTCTGGTATAGTATAAGCATCTTGAGAAGTAATTATTCCATTCCATGGAGCCAAATCTATACTGAAAGATTTAGCTATATCTTTAGGTTGTTTCTTTTTTTTTGTCTTTGTCGCCATTATGCTTTCATTACCTTTAAATGATTGTAAAACTCCTGTAAAAATAATCCTGCAAGTTCATAATTTTGGTCATACATAGCTATTCTTCTTGCAACTTCAAAAGATATTGCCTCAAGATAATTATCAGAAATAACATCTGTATCATTTAAATTAGAAGTAGTATAATTAAATCCAAGCAAAGTATTCCCATATAAAAACACTGGATAACTTTTATCAGGGCAGGGATATAGTGTTATTTTATTCATTGGCGTAAAAGCATATTTTTGCGGAAACATATAAAACTTATCTCTTAATGGGAACTCTCCTTCATTCACCAACTCAAGAGGAATTAAAAGAGAGTTCCCTATATCTACTTTTACTCTATAAATCACATAGAAGCTCCTATCAAGAGCATATCGCCATTGGTTAGCTTCTGTTGTAAAGCTATACTCTGAATATGATAATGCTAATAACTTATTTACCTTTTCCCTTGCTTGGTTAACCAGTTTAACCAGTATATCGTTACTTAAAAAGGTTTCAACAGGGTAAATAAGTTTAGCATTATCAATTATATCCTGCCCTGTCATTTTTTGCTCTTTTTAATTATATCTTTACCAAATAACAATTTTAGAATAATGTTATCCCAAATATCTTTATCCGTCAGGTTAACAAACTCTGGATTTGCCATTCTTATTCTTTCGCAACACCAATTAATTATCTTTGGGTTAATATCGTCTATACCGTATGCAAAATATAATTTAGCCGCCATTTCTGGAACTTCAACTGGTTCCCCTATCGGGATAACATATTCTGTTCCCTGATACACTATTTTAAAGTCTTTGTCAGAAGTATTTTGCACCAATACCATTACTGTCCTCCTTTAATTATTAAACTCCAGCAGCTGCTGGCATGTTCTGTAATCTAAAGCAAGACACAGGAGCATCACAAAATAGCTGTCCACCAAACATTATAAATGAAAAATAAGCAAGTCTTCCTGTTATACTTAAATCTTTCCAATCTGAAGATACAACAGCATATCCATCACAAAAGACAAAACGTAGATGAGACCAGTTAATAAAGTAAATTTCATTTGTAGTAATGTATGGGTCTGGAAATATTGGAACGCCATTAATTGCTATTCCTGTAACTTCATACTGCCTTGTTTCTTCAAGTTTAGCAGGGTCTGCTACTACATATCTTTCAATATTAGTAAAGCTTTCTGCTAATGCCTGAAACACTGCTGGTGATGTAAATCCAACATCTGGCATCCCCATCGTTGATGCTAATTCTGGTATCTACTTAATGCTCTCATAACATAAACATAAGCATTTAAACCAGTTCCAAATACACTTGTTGCATTCCATATGTAGCTATTCCAGTATGTATTAGTTGTTCTGTCAATGTTTGCATAGTTAGGGCAATGTGTTCCATTATCAATAATATCCCTAAGCCCATAAAATTGAGTAGTATCTTCCGTCTGTGATATTCTTGAACCAAGTAGCCATGTTGCTATCTGGTCAATCAACCCAAGCCATGTTTCGTTAGCTCTTAACTTAACAGTATCATAAAGAACATTTGGATTACCCTGTTCATAAGCTTTAACTTCAAAATCAGTTACAAGCAATGTTGACAGTGCAAGATTAGAATATAAAGTTGCCATATCTGCAAGGTCAGTATCAATGCTTGATGGAACATTAAAGTTTCCCTGATAATTTACCTTCTGAACATTGTTAATGATTTTCTTTGCTACTGGCTGTGAAATAAATGGAAATGATATTGGTTTTACTTCCGCATTAGCCAGTATTCTCCTTGTAAGCGGGGATAGTTTACCTAAATTCTGAGCAACTACATAAGGTGGAATTGCTCTGCTTAAAG